TACTCTTCAATCATTTCATGCACTTGAGTACCTTCTTCACCTGCTTTTTTTACAATGTGTTCTGAGGCAAATCCTACTTGTTTAAGCCAATTTTCAAAAAATTTGCCTTTTGGGTAATAACTTAAAACATAAGTAATAGAGGGGTAATATTTACCATTTCTACGATAATATCTTGAATCTGGTAATGTTATTTGTTTTGCATCTTCTGAAATTTCTAAGATTCTATTATAAGATCTTTTAATGTTTCTTTTTGTCATATGGTTGATAATTTCTTCTCCATAAGTTTATATTGTGTTAATGGAGACACTGTTTGTATTAGTTTTGTAAAATTTTCAAAACCTAATTCACTAGGGTCTTTCCCTTGTAATTCTACTAAATAAACTTCCTTTCCAACATCTAAGAGTTGTTCACAAAATCTAAGTGCTTGCTTTATAGCATCGTTATCTAAAGCAATATATATTTTTTGTACTTTTGATTCAACTAATTTTTTCATTAAACTAGGTTGAATATTTTTTCCAAATAATGGAACCGCATTTCGTTTTATTGCCATAGCATCAAATGGCCCTTCACATAATATAATAGGTAAATCCCAGTTAATAAACAGTTCTAACGGTATAATATCGCGAGACGTTTCTGGGTTGCGGTACTTGGTGTAGGGATTTGGTTCGAATGATCTAGCGGTAAAATAATTTAATTTACCGGTGCTATCATATGATGGTATAACTATCATATTATTATATTGGCCTGAATTGCAGTAACCAATATTATACTTTAAGATATCCTGTTGAGTTATATTTCTTTTTTTAAGGTAAGACCAAGCATGTCTTGCTACAATATCCTTACTATTTGTAAATGTTTTAAATTCTTTTGGTAATTCTAATGTAGTTGAGGTTGATTCACCTATATTATGTAAAGATACATTTTTAACTAATTTACTTAATTCATGAAAGTGATTAGCATCAACTTTAATTTGATTAAAAAGACTTTTTATTGATTTTCCTTTTTTACTACATGTCCAGCAAGCCCATTGATTTATGCCATCTTTATTTTCAGTAAAATTAACTTCAAGTTTGGGTTTGTGGTGATGGCAAAAAGGACAAGTATAAGATTGATTTCCTCTTGCAGTACGTTTGCCTGCTCCTAGAACAGAATTAACTAAATTAACTAGTAATTCATTTACCATAAATGTAAGATACAATATTAATCTTGGGGAACAAAGTCTTTTCGAAAAAACTTTCCTAAAATATTATCATTTATCCAATCGTTTGGATTTTCTAAAACACCTAATTTAAATAAATATTTACATTCATAGTATGTCAATAATTTTTTATTTGGAACAACACATAAAATTTTACGGTCAAAATCTTTTTGTTTTCCTAATTTTATAAGTTCAAGTATAGGTTTTGCTGAGCCATAGTAAGTTTTCCAGTCGGATTCTTTTATGATTTGTTTTGTAAGAGATGTTCTTCCTCTAGTTACAGGTTGTTCAGCTAATTCTTTTTTACCTAGTTTTTTCTTTACATTGTGATATAAAGATTTTTTACCTAAATAGGATTTACCAGTAGGGATATGAACAGAAATATAAATAAAACCATAGGTTCCTTGGGGAAAATCTGTTATGTCTTGTATTCTTTTATCTTTATATAACCAATTTGACATAAATTTTAAAAATCAAAGTTTATTAATATTGATGTGTCTGTAACAGAGGATACAGGTAACGGTTGAGCAAGTTTTGCTACCGCTAATAATTCTTTATTATTATTATATAATCCAACAGTTGTAATATATGGGGAAAAATATGAACCTGTTACGTTATCGTTTAATTTTCCACTTCCTGGTTGGGGGAATGAACTACCACTACCATTACTTATAGCTACTGATCCTGAAAGTAGAGAAGGATTATTTGAAAAATTAAATTCATTTTCTCTAATAGTGCATTTATATTGGGTCTCATAGATAGTAACTGTACTTTCAAATGAACAAGTTAATGAACCACTATAAAAATTATTTGTAAAATCATAATCATCTCCCCCATAAAATGTAGATCCATATTGCACATATCCATATCCATCTAGTGATCCTGTTATTCCACTATTAGTTATAATTACTATTCCATGTTCATAAATAACATCTCCTACTTTTAAAACTCCATGTAATAAATTGCCTAATCCATCATCTTGTAAATTTATACTTCCTGTAGAAATGCTTACAGATCCAGGTTTTAAATATTCACCAAATAAATTTGAGGGGATTGAAATTACTGTAATAGCTTCATTTGATCCTGTTGGGAAATATCTACTTGGAGGTAAAGTATTTGATAAATAGTTATAGTAATTTGGGGTATAAACAGAACCTGTTATTGTTCCATCATTATTAAATGAAGCCGTTGCTGCAGGAGCTCCATCATCTCCACCAATATAATTAGAGTAATAAAGTTCTCTAATAGAACGATATACTAATTGGCTTGATTGGGATGTAATATACCCAGTAGGATTTGAACCAGATATCCATAAAGATGCTGTAATATTTTTTCCAAGAAATCTATCAATTTGTACGTTTGAGCCTGTAAGCTCGTTTCCTGTAAAAGTAAATAATTTATTTACCTTAAAAGGAGAAACAATAACATCTGAAGTTGTAAATGGTTTGAATACGCTCATTCATTCTAAAAGTCTAATTTTACTCTAACTAAAGCTTCTTTTGTAAAATCTTTTAATAATGGTCTTGACATTTTAGCCACCGCTATTAATTCATTACTGTCATTGTACATTCCTATAGTAGTAAGATATACTTGAGGAGAATTAATAAATTGACTATAAATTACCTCACCTGTTGAACCTGCAATAAATGATGGATTTTCAGAGTAATTAAATTCACTATTGCGTGCTCTAACAAAAACATAATCTGAAGTAAGTGTTTCTTGGGAGTTTAATGTAAAGAGAGCACCCTTAGAAATAGCATTAAATAATTTTGCATTATTTAAACCATCAGAATTATTTGATCTACTTGGAGATAATCTAATTGATTGAGATACAGCAGCAGGATTAATTAATATAGTTCCTAAATCAGGGAACACTAAACCATATGAACCAGATCCGGCTACATATCCACTATTTGCTAAAGTTCCTGCAGTTCCATTAGATCCAGAAATTAATTGGTATACTCTAGTTGAACCTAAAAATTCAGATACAGGATTATCTAATGAGTCATCTGTTAAATATATAGATCCAATCCCACCAGATCCAGAAAGTTCTAAATTTAATGATCCAGGAAAAATTGATTGTTTATATCTTGCTCTTTCAAGATTTATTACCCAAAAATTATTAGTTGTGTAAGTATTATTACCTTTTCCAAAAATGAAAGATGAATTTTCATCCTCTAAAATTAAAGAACGATATTGGCCATATATAGTTTTTGTTGGAGATACTCCAGGTACTGAACTATTGTATAAGACACTTCCACTTCCTAAAGAGTCACCATATGCTATATCAAATTGAACTTCAGCATTTAATTCCCCCGATCCAGTTTGATAAACACTATAATAAAAACTACCAGCAGATGAAGCAATTTGAGTAGATGAAGTAAAAAAAGAAGTTAATGTTGGTACACCCGTTGACCACATAGTAGAGGTAATTGAATCACTACTTACTAAAAAATCTTCTGGGTCTAATCTTTTAAATGACATATTTTATGATTTAAACTATTGTTTTATTAATTAAAATTGGAATTGTTAAACGAGCCCCACTATCTAAACCTACAACAGTTAAAGTAGCTGAAAGTTGAGTATTAGAACCAAATAAAGTATTTACTGTTGTTGCTCTTAAATTAATTTGAGAGCCAATTATAGTTTGAGAAACATTAGTTCCTAAAGTTGTTGTTGTAGTAACATTTGATGCTTGTGCTCCTGCTGTATTAATTCCAACTCCAGTAAATGTACCCATTAATCTAACATCAGAAATTGTAGCTGAATATCCACTAGATTCATATGCTTGTGAATTACCTAAATAATTTAAAGTTTGTGGGGTAATAGCTAACGAAGCACCTTGATTTAAAGTAATAGCTGAGTAGCCTAAATTTAAAACAGGTAATTTAGATGTTCCACGAGGTAAAGTAGCTAATTTATACTTCATAGTTTGAGTTTCTTGAGGAAAAGCCTCAAGTAAAGGCATATTTTGGATAGCTTCTCCATAAAATGCAGATCCAGAAGGATGTGTTGGATTATATAAAGTATAATCTATTTCATCATCTGCAAAAGCAAATTGTGTAATTCGAAAAGAACCATCATTTTTTGCTAAAAGTTCTCTTCCTTTTGATGTTAAAATTGCATCTACTGTAACGACGCTATTATTTAAATATCCCATATTGTTGTATTATATATTGTATTATACTAATAAATATTATGTAAGCAAACCTTTTGAAGTAAAATCTTCAAGAATCTTACCTATATTTTTATTTAAATTTGGAGTTATAAACTCTGGTGTAATAATAAATGGACCAGTTGCGCTAGGTTTAAATCCTTCAAAAATTAAATTTCCTTCAAAATCAATATATCTTTGAATAGAAAATTTATCATAATTAAGTGATCCTGATGTTGGTAAGGGTCTATCAAATTCTACAGCTAATACTGAATTTGAAACATATCCAGAACAAGAAACAATACCTGCTTTAAGAACTCTATACCTTTGGTTTTCTTTTCCTTCAAATTTAAATTCATCTCCTGGAATAATATCCCAATGAGTTTCAATTGTATTAAAACCCGAACTAGGAATATCTTTTCCCCAAGCAAATTTATTATCAAAATTATTTTTAAAAACTGAAGATGTAGTATATAATATATTAGTGCCAGCAAATCCACCTGAGTTAATTTGGTTTAAGGAAACAGGATCTGAAAAGAGAGAGACTGATGAAGTTTGAAAAAAGGCATTAGAAAAGGAATTAGAAAAAGCAGTAAGTGGAAGATAAGAAGAAGATATCCAAAAATTTCCTATACTAATAGTTTGATTAGAAATTGGATTTTGAATAATATTTAATTCTGATCCAGCTTCAATATACATATATTGATCTTCAGGAGAGTTAGCGTTTAATACTGCTTTAGCTTTTAAATAAAATACATCATCTTTTTTTAAATTAGTAGATAAAACTGTAAAAGAATCTGATGTTTCTTTATAAGAAATATTTAATGTTCCCCCAGAAAGAGTTGAGGGATTATTTAATTCTATCCCATTTGGATTATCATATATTATTGTTTCAGATCCATTTCTTAATCTTATTAATTGATAATAAACTTTAACAGAAGTTGGGGCGGGGGGTCTAAATTCTTTATTAGCTAATAAAATTGCATATGCAGCATTATTGGGAAAATATGACCAGAATAACTTAAAATTAAAAGTAAGATCTACTTTATCATCTACAAGAGATTGAGAAACATAATATCTTGTATTTGTAGTATTACCCGTACCTGGGGATCTCCTAGGATTTGTTACAGTTTGAATATTAGCAAATGATCCGGAGGTTAATAGTATAGGAAAATTTATTTCCTCAAAAGTACTAGTCATACTATTATTTAACCAAGGTGTTGGTGATGACCAGTCAGATGCTACTTTAATTTGATAATCTTCTACAATAGATGTAGCAGAATTTCCTTTATCTACTAAACTTAAAGAAGCTGTAAATGTTTGAGAGGGGGATTGTCCTATTTGAGTATATAAAATATTTTTAACTTGATATCCACTTTTAAGAATTTTATAATAATTTTTATTTGATGATTGAATATTTTCTAATGTAGATATAGTTACTTTTTCACCATCGGTAAAATATTGTCTTAAATCTGATAGTGCATTTGGTGTTGACCATGGTTTAATTAAAGTACCATCTTCTCTAACTATATAATTAATATTTGCTGCTGATGCTCCCTCAATTTCTGGGGGCCATCCTCCAATCCATCCCGCAATTATAAAAGCATTTCTTAAACTTTCTACTGTAGGTAGTTTACCATATGTTCCTGTATCTCCTAGGGTCCATTGATTTAAAAATTGTGAAGTTGATTTAGATCCCTCGTATTTAGAGAGTATTGATTTTTTAGAAGTATAATTTGAATCAGGTACAGTAGCTGGGGTTGCAGTTCCTGAAACTAATAGTGCAAAATTTATAGGAGTTGTTCCATCTGAATAATCGGCATCTAGAGCAAAAGTACTTTCTCTTTGATCACTAACGCTATTTAAAAGAGCATTGTCATCGCTGTTATAAAAATTAGGTTTGGTAATATAAGGTTCAATTATAACAAAATCATTTTTTTGTGATGAAGGGGCTATACTTTGAGTAACTAAAAAGCTGCCGGATAAAACTCTACATGGGATATCTCCAGTTTTTGTAACAGCAAGAAAAATTCGATCTTCAGGAGTTGGAATAAATTTTCCACTAGCTGAAGTTATTCCAAAAAAAGTTGGTGGTAAATCTTCACCACCAGCTTCCCAAGATCCTTGAATTAAATTATTAGTAAATGGGTCTATTAAT